AGGTTGTTAAAGAACATCATTCGGGACTACACCCCGGATGAATACAGCTATGAGCCGGAAGAGGGTACGCCCAAAGCCAAGAAAGGCGACTATGACATGGTAGATGTTATACCGGTATCGGACCCCAATGCAGCAACAATGGCGCAGAAAGTTGTGCAGTACCAAGCTATTCTTCAGTTAGCTCAATCAGCCCCGCAGATATATGACATGCCATATCTGCATAGACAGATGTTGGAGGTGTTAGGGGCGAAGAATGTTAATAAGTTGGTTCCGGTCGGGGCAGATGACCAGAAGCCGCGTGACCCGGTATCCGAGAATATGGATGTGCTTAATAACAAACCATTGAAGGCTTTTATATATCAAGATCACGAAGCACATATAGCAGTTCATACGTCTGCGATGCAAGACCCCAAAATAATGCAGTTAATAGGTCAGAACCCGCAGGCACAATCAATGATGGGCGCTTTGCAGGCGCACATTGCTGAACACGCAGCGTTTGAATATCGCAAACAGATAGAAGCACAGCTTGGCGTTCCGTACCCGCCGCCCGATGCTGAGATGGATGAGGATACAGAAGTCCAGATTTCCAGACTCGCAGCGATGGCGGCACAGCAGTTGCTTCAGAAGAATCAAGCGGAAGCGCAACAACAGCAGATACAGCAGCAGATGCAAGACCCGCTTATACAAATGCAGCAGAAAGAGTTGGAACTTCGTGAGAGAGACCTTGCCATCCGTGAGAAGAAAGTTATGACGGATGCAGCAGACAAGGCTGATCGACTGGAGCTGGAAGAAGAGCGTATTAATTCACAGGAACGCATCGCAGGTATGCAGGTGGGGGCCAAAATCGCCACAGATAGAGCAAATCTCGAAGCAAAACAGAAACAAGAAGCAATGAAGCTGGTCCTTGATGCAGCAAGAGAGGCGGATCAGATTCAGTCTACACAAAGTTCACCACAACCTACAGGAGAGTAAATGAGTAACGACATACTGAAGTATATTTCAGACAAACTTGAAGAGCAGCGTCTAATACAAGTAGATGATGTGTCGCTCGGAAAGGCAAAAGAGTTCGGGGATTATAAATTTTCGTGCGGGATTATTCGTGGCCTGCTTATAGCGAAAAACATAATCATAGAAACAGCGGTCAAACTGGAGAGAGATGATGACTGAGTTGGTGATTGGGACGGACCCAAACAACATTGATGCAACGACTGTACTGCCGGAAACTTCGGAGCAAAAAGCAAAGCAGCTACCTGATCCGTCAGGATATCGCATTCTTTGTGCATTGCCAGAAATAGATGAGACCTACGACAGCGGTATCGTCAAATCAAGCAAGACGTTGGAGTACGAAGAGCTTCTGACTACGGTGTTGTTCGTAATTAAGATGGGGCCGGATTGTTACAAAGATGAAGCTCGGTTCCCGTCTGGTCCGTGGTGTAAAGAAGGGGATTTTATCCTTGTTAGACCACATACCGGTACCCGGGTAAAGATACATGGGCGGGAGTTCCGCATCATTAACGATGACTGCGTGGAAGGGGTTGTGGACGATCCGCGTGGCATCTCCAGAGCCTAAAAGGAGGCACATATGGCACTTCAAGAAAAAAACCAATTAAATGAAGAAGTTATCGACGAAAATGAAGACGAGTTGAAATTAGAGATTGAAGTCGAGGACGATACTCCCCCACAAGATCGTAACCGTACACCAATGCCGAAAGAGATTGTTCAGGAACTCGATAAAGACGAGTTGGATGAATACTCTGAATCGGTAAAAAACAAGATTGTGCAGTACAAGAAGGTGTACCACGACGAGCGCAGGGAGAAAGAACGTGCTCTTAGGGAACAACAGGAAGCTATAGCAGTAGCTAAAAAACTTCTTGATGAAAATAAGTCTCTCAAAGCCACTCTCACTAAGGGGGAGCAGACTCTTGTTGATTCTTATAAACATACCGCTGATATGGAGCTTGCAGCCGCTAAAAGAACCTATAAAGAGGCGTATGAGGCTGGGGATGCGGAAGCTGTTGTCGCCGCGCAGGAGGCGCTGACTGCGGCAAAAATACGTTCCGAACAAATAAATAATTACAAACCGTCTTTACAACCGGAAGAAAATAGTATAGATATAGAACAAACGGTGGCACAAACTCCACAGTTTGACAAAAGAACTGTTGAATGGACCCAACGTAATACATGGTACGGGCATCCTGACCATGAAGATATGACTTTGATGGCTTTTGGGCTACATCAAAAATTAGCCAAGCAACATGGTCAGGAATTCGTCGGAACCGACAGATACTGGAAGGAAATTGACGACTCTATGAGGCGTCGGTTCCCTGAAATGTTTGAGGACGATGAACATATCCAAACTACTGCCGAGTATGAAAAACCGGCGGTACGTACACCAAATAAGCCAGCTACTGTTGTCGCTCCGGCTTCCCGAAGTACAGGCTCGAAAAAAGTCAAATTGACAGCCTCTGCTGTGGCTTTGGCAAAACGACTTAATTTGACCCCTGAACAGTACGTAAAAGAAGTTTTGAAACTGGAGAACAACAATGGCTAATGAAAGAAAAGAAGTAACCCGAGAACTTGACCGACGGACTTCGCACGAACGTCCTAAATCATGGCAACCGGCTTCACTTTTGCCGGAACCGGATAAGCAGCCGGGGTATGCATATAAGTGGATACGTATATCCACCCAAAACATCCCTGACGCTAACAACTTGTCCGCAAAGCTGAGAGAAGGTTGGGAGCCTGTGAGGATAGAAGAGCAGCCACATATGCACTTGCTGCCGGTCCCAAATAGTCAGTTCACGGATTGCGTTGAAATTGGTGGGTTGTTACTTTGCAAGATCCCGGAAGAGCTTATGGAGCAGAGAAAGAGGTATTTTTCTGATAAAAATAGGTCTCAGATGGAGTCTGTGGACAACAATTTCATGCGCGAAAACGACCAAAGAATGCCGCTGATCAATGAAAAGAGAACTTCGGTGTCTTTTGGTAAAGGCAAATAAATTTAATATTTAGGAGAAGTTAAGATGGCATATCCTTCCGTAACAAGCCCGTATGGGCTTATCCCGATCAATTTGATCGGTGGGCAGGTTTTTGCTGGTTCTACTCGCCTTATTCCGATTGCTTCTGGTTCCGCTACGGCCATTTATTATGGTGATGTGGTGAAGCTGAACAGCGACGGTGATCTGAGCAAGGATACCGGCACGAACGCTGCTACCCCCGTTGGTGTGTTTCTGGGTTGTACTTACACAGATGCTACCTTCGGTAAGACATTCCGTCAGTATTATCCCGGTAGTGTAACTGCCGCCGATATTCAGGCGTATGTTCTGGACGACCCCGATGCGCTGTTTAAAGTGGCTGTGTGCGAGGTTTACAACTCGACCACGGTTACGTATGTAAACCGCACGGCTGTTGGTAACAACGCTGTTCTGGCTCAGAATACGGGTTCTACTATTACTGGCAACTCACAGGTCGGTATTGATGATGCTGTAGGCACCACTTCGACGTTCCCGGTGCGTATCATTGATGTTGTGCCTGATACTGCTATTGCTGGAAACCCCGGTTCCTACACAGAAGTAATTGTGAAGTGGAACGCCGGTATGCACCAGTATTATAACCCGACTGGTGTATAAGGAGATAAAACATGGCAATTTCACGCGCACAACTACTTAAAGAACTGCTCCCCGGCTTGAACGCCCTTTTCGGTCTGGAATATGCCCGTTATGGCGAACAGCACAAGGAGATCTTTGAAACCGAAACCTCTGAGCGTTCGTTTGAAGAGGAAACCAAGCTGTCTGGCTTCTCCGCTGCTCCGGTGAAGAACGAAGGTTCTGCTATCGCCTATGACAACGGGCAGGAAGCATGGACGGCTCGCTATACCCACGAGACCATTGCTCTTGGCTTCTCCATTACTGAAGAGGCTATTGAGGATAACCTGTACGACTCTCTGTCGTCTCGTTATACAAAGGCGCTGGCTCGTGCTATGGCGTACACCAAGCAGACCAAGGCTGCTGCGGTGCTTAATAACGGCTTCGACACCGACTATAAGGGTGGCGACGGTCAGCCGTTGTTCAGTGCTTCGCATCCGCTGGTTTCTGGCGGCACCAACTCCAACATCCCGTCTACGGCGGCTGATCTGAACGAAACCTCCCTTGAGGCGGCGGTAATTCAGATTGCAGCTTGGACGGACGAGCGTGGACTGCTGATTGCGGCTAAACCCCGTAAGCTAATTGTCCCGCCGTCACTAATGTTTGTTGCTACCCGACTGCTGGAAACGGAGCTGCGTGTTAGCACCGCCGATAACGACATCAACGCTATTAAGAGCAATGGGTCGATACCGGAAGGCTACACGGTCAACAACTTCCTGACCGACACCGACGCTTGGTTCCTCAAGACTGACGTTCCGAATGGCCTGAAGCACTTCATTCGTGCTCCTCTGGGTACTTCGATGGACGGGGACTTTGATACCGGAAACGTCCGTTACAAGAGCCGTGAGCGTTATTCGTTCGGTTGGTCTGACCCGCTGGGCATGTACGGCTCGGAAGGCGCAGCATAAACCTTTCTGTATAGGTTTGAGAGGGGGCTTCGGCCCCCTTTTTTATTGTTTTTTGGGGGTTTTATTGAGTAAATTACCTATATCAAGGGCTGAAGCCAAAGCATTGGGGGTACTTAGGTACTTCACTGGGAGGCCTTGCAAATATGGGCACATTGCGCCTAAATTAACTAGTAGTGGGGAATGTGTTGAATGTCATGCTATTAGGCGGCGTGTGTATATGCGTGAGTGGGCGATCAACAACCCCAAGGCAAAAAGACTAAAATACGCCAAATGGTACAATAAAAACCGAGAATCAACCATAAAACGTAATAAAAGGTGGAAACAAAATAACCCAATACATGTTGCAAGTCTTAGAGCAAAATATCGTGCTGGTTGTATAAAAGCATGCCCCGCGTGGGTAGATGATGCGCACATGGATAAAATACGTGAAATCTATAAATTATGCCGTAAAACTTCTAAAAAGACTGGAGTTATGCATGCTGTCGATCACATTGTACCCCTACAGGGTAAAACTGTTTGTGGTTTACATGTTTGGTGGAACTTGCGCGTGATTACCCAAGAAGAGAATAACCGTCGTCCAAAAGTCTGGGATGCAACTATGTCTTGACCCTAACCAATTAAATTGCTATAACTGGCTGAACCAAGATTAACACTCATACCGACTGGCTTGGCAGACGTAGTAGAGACGGTATGGGAAATGTGCTACTACACGAGGAAAATTAAATGGCTAATACCACCTTCAATGGCCCGGTTCGGTCTGAAAACGGGTTTGAAAATATCACGATCAATTCTAGCACCGGAACCGTTACTACCGGCCCTGCGTTTGGTATATCTGGCGTCGTTGCTGCTCCGGTTGTTTTGACGGATGCAAATACCACCCTTACTGCCGCTGCTAATGCTGGTAGGGTTAACTTTACACCTAATTTGACGGCTGACCGTACTTATACACTTCCTTCTCCCACTGCCGGACTGTATTTCCAGTTTGTTTACAGTGGTCTTGCTGCGGACGACTTTGATATCATTATAAGCACTGGATCAGACACTAACTACTTTATCGGCAACGTAGCATTTAATGACACGGATGACGGTGCTGCTTCTGTAGTGTTCCCGGATGGTAACTCAAACAGTAAATTACAGGTTAACGTACCCGGTGCAGCTACCATTAATGTTTTGGCAAAAGACAGCACTAACTGGTATATCTGGGGTTCTGTTACAGGAGCAACTGCCCCTGCATTCGCTGACCAGTAACAATTTATAACCGGGGGCGGAACCCCGCCCCCTTATTTACTGGAGAAACGAGATGGGTATGCAATACGATGTAAAATCAAGCTATCTTGATGATGATGGCGTTTTGGTTGCTTATAGAACCCGGCTGAAAAGTTTATATATAACAGTCGAAACTGCTGGCACCGCTTTGGTAATTTATGATAATGCCTCTGCTGCGTCGGGAAGTGTGATTATCACTGTTAATACAGATGTTGCTGGTTCTCATAATGTAATTATCCCGGGGGAAGGTATTTTGGCTGAAAATGGGCTATACCTTGATATAAACGGCGCGTCCTCTGTCACTGCTATGTACGGGTGATATATGCAGAACCAAAAAGGGTACACATTAGCCGGTAGAAGTCTCTTCATAGCTATACCGGCTTATGACTTTAAAGTATCACTAAAACTGGCTGTGTCTCTGGCGCGGTTGACTCAGGTTGCGCCGCAGCATGGCATAGATATCCAAATTGGCAGCGTTTGTGGCTGTTCCGTTGTTTCCCGAGCTAGAAATCTCCTAGCCCAAGACTTTATAGACTCCAACTGCACCGACCTTATTTTTATCGACTCCGACATAAATTTTGAGCCTGAAGACGTGCTGCGGTTAATGGCGTGGGCTTCTGAGCCACATAGAGACATCGTTGCCGGGGTACCTAGAGTACGCAGTACAGATCCTGTGTACATAACTCGACTGGCGCAGGATGAGAATAAGCAGATCACGATGGATGCTATGGGTCTCGTCAAGGCTGAACGTGTAGCGACGGCGTTTATGTTGGTTAGACGTGAAGTGTTCACCAAGCTGTGCGAGCTTCACCCGGAATGGACTTACTATGATGTCCGGTCTGAACGCACGGTACCTGCTTTGTTTGACTTTGAATTGACCGAAGAAGGCTATATAGGTGAGGATTTCCTGTTCTGTGACCGTGCCCGGGAAGTGGGGTTTGAGGTGTGGATAGACCCGACAATCAAGCTGGGGCATATGGGTGTGCAGGAGTATCTGGGTAACTTTGGTGCGGATGTGCTGTATCCGATGGTTGCTAGTAACAATAAGCAGGTGGCGTAATGGCAACAAAAGTAAACAAGAAGGCTATGCCGTGCAATAAACCACGGTCTACTCCTTCCCACCCGAAGAAATCACACATAGTAAAAGCCTGCGAAAACGGCAAAGAAAAGATTATCCGTTTTGGTCAGCAGGGGAAGAAGGTAGGCACTGTTTCCGGCACTGCTGGGAAGCCTAAAGCTGGTGAGTCTGAACGCATGAAGATGAAGCGTAAGTCTTTCAAAGCTCGCCATGCGAAGAATATAGCCCGTGGGAAGACAAGTGCGGCGTATTGGGCTGATAAAGTTAAATGGTAGAAATGTAAAAAAGTCGGAAATTGAAACCAGAATTGAGGAAAAAGAAATGAAAGAATCAAAAGCTATGGCGAAGAAAGAAATTAGATTTATGAAGAAAAAGGGCGCTCCTAAATTTATGATTAAGCATGAAGAAAAAGAAGCCAAAGGCATGAAGAAAGGTGGCAAAGTTGGTTCTTATCGTCGTGCGGCTGATGGTATTGCCAAGAAAGGTAAGACAAAAGGTAAGATGCCCAAGATGGCTATGGGCGGGGGGGTGTGCTAATGGCGCATAAAAAGAAACCTGTAATTGTAGACGCTAGGACTGGGGAGCGTATTGATTCTGGTGGGGAGTTGCCTAAAGGGTGGAATGAACTGATAACTGAAGAACAGTACTTTAAAAACCGCGCATCTGGTAAGACTAAAGCTCCTATAGATGTACGTAAAAGACGTATTGTAGATCAAGATGGGCATGACTATAGGAGTAAAGATGCTAAAACTTTCAGTAGGCTTACTGACGTTGAAAGTTATGTAAAAGATAATTTACTAAAAGGGGTGGAAGGTGCTCCGGTTAAAAACTCGGCGCGGATACGCGATGAAGAGCTGGATATGGAGTTGCCCGACAAGTCAAAAAAGGGTAAAACCCCCCAAAAAAAGAAAACTGGTGGTTCTATTGGGTATCGGTCTGGCGGTTCAGTTAAGTCTTCAGCATCTAAACGTGCCGATGGTTGCATTATTAAAGGTAGAACTCGAGGGAAAATGTACTAATGGCTACTAACAAACCAAGATACCCAACTGAAGAGGAACTTAAGAGGCAGGGGTATTCTCCAGCTCAAATTGAAGCAATCATAAGCGCTTACGATGCGGAACGTAGGGAAAAGGAAAACAAAGCCGCTACGACGCTAAACACGATGGGGAAAGGCTTTAAAAAAGGCGGTAGGGTTAAGTCTTCCGTCTCCAAACGTGCTGATGGCGTAGCTAAAAAGGGTAAAACTCGTGGGAGGGTTGTGTAATGCGTACATCTGA